CAACGTTCAAGTTGCTGTTCAATGCAGGGGTGTAGTCCAGGATTCCTGCCATGGTCAGTGCGGAGGCAACGTCTGCCGAGCACATAACCATGTTGCCCTTTCCTCTACGAGTTCTTTGTGCGATGGCGTTAGCATCACGCTCGATTTGGAATAGAAGTCCTTTGAACTTCTCAACGGACCAACGACCATTGGAGTCAACGTCCAGGTCGAATACACCAGCAGTAGCGGTGTTAGAAACAGCACCTTGCTCAGCGATCTTGTAGATCGTTCTGATGACTTCTCTGTTGATCTCAGCGAGGATCTCAGTAGAGAGGATGTTAGCAAGTTCTGCTTCAGCGTTAAGACCGTGAATTGCCTTCAGGTCTTGTGCCAGTTCCAAGGAGTACTCTGCTTTCAGAGCTCTTGACTTGGCGGTTACAGTGACTTTCTCAATCGAGAATGCCATCTGGTTGAACTGATTGCCTGTGCCATTGCCCAGGTTCTCAGAATCGCCAGTGACCATTCCCTGACCGACATCATAGGCGGTAGAGGTAGCGGTTCCGACAGGGTTGAGGACGGAAGGATTGGTGCCCGAACCTTGTGCGGTTGTACCCAGACCAGCGTTAACGTCTGAGAAACCAGCGGTCAAGTTAAGACCATCATCCTGACCGGAGAATGCGGTATCTACTTCATCGAAGAAGGTTTCATTGCCGCTCTGACTTGCATAGCGGGAACGCATTGCGAAGATAAGTCCAGTAGGACCGTTCATTGGTTGAACGCCAGCCAAGTCATAAGCGACCAGGTTAGGCATTGCGCGTCTGATCAAAGAGATCAGAACGGGGTCGAAACCAGCAACAGGACCGGCCGATTGACTATCAGCGCCACCAAATCCACCAGACGCACCAGCAGCGTTACCGCTATTGGTGGGGGTTTCCATCAGGTTAATACCTGTATTAAATGCTGATTCCTCTTTGAGGAATTTTTCTTGGTTCTCAAGCAGGACAGCGGTTACAGCTCTTCTGTGGGAATCTTTGATTTGATCAAGACCCTCATAGTCGAGGAGAGGACTCCACTTTTCCTGCAGATGCTCGGATTGGAACATTTGCTTTTACCTTTAAGTTACAGTTTTGTTTGAATTAATAATAAATTCAAGAGTTTCTAAATGCACCCAGTGCCTTCAGATATGAATCCATTCCTGCTTGTACAGGAGCATCAGTCGTATCTACGCCCTCAGAAAGGGTTTGAGGTGCGGATGCTTTAGCAGCGGGAGTGTTTCTAGAGAAGTAAGACTCCTTTAGAGTTTCCAGCTTTTCACGATATTCTTCTTCACTTTCAAACTCAACACTTTCGGCAAGTGAAGCGAGCTTCTCTTTCTGAGTGGACGCGAGTCCTTCAGAAACTTGATCAAGAACAACATCGGCAGTGGACTCAGCGAGTCTCTTATTCAGTCCGATGTTCTTGTCGATCTGCTCATTGAGCTTGGTTTCCATTTCATCAAGTTTTTCTACCATGCTTTCCAGCACATCATATTTCTCTTCAGGGATTGTTACATAATGTTCTTCAAAAAGACCCTTCATTCCAGAAAGGAATGATTCGGTCATTTCAGTCTTAAGTCCAGCCTCAACAGCCAGTTCGTTCTCGGTCATCCACTCTTCGCAGACGTACTCAAGATACGCATCGACTCTCTCGGTCAGGGTGTCTTTAAGACCTTCTTTTTCTTCAGCAAGTCTTTCGGCATACTGAAGTTCCAGGGTTTCCTGGACTTCTTTAATTTTAGAATTAAGAGCGGCTTCAAAGATAACCTTTGCTTTTTCTCTGAATTCTTCGGAGAGTTCTTCGCCACCGAGGAGAGCGTTAACGTCTTCTTCGACGTTATACTCTTCTACAGTTTCTTCTTCGGCAACGATTTCATCAGTAGAAGTTTCCTCTTCTTCAAGAGTTTCCTCATCTACTTCTGATTCTTCGCCGTATGTATTCTTTTTAGATGAATCCATTGCGTCCGCTGCTTTCGCTCCTTTGTTAACTACATCCTTGACGGTTTTGATCTTAGGCTCTTTGAGCTTTGCAGAATCATCGTCGGACCTGTAGTTCTCGGGTGTTGGACCGCCCAGATCTTCGTAAGAAGGGGACTGACCTTCGCCAGGATTGGATAGCTTTGGCATCGCCTCGGCAGGCTTTGCACTAGCGTTCACAGCAGTTTTAGATTGCTCCATTTCTTGTAAATCTCCACGAGACATTTTACTCTCCGAATTAACCTTAATTAATCTATATTTATTTATAAATTAGAATCTTTTACAGATTATTGAGAAAATCATTAAAGAGACTAATTTTCTTCTCATCAAGTTGTTTTTGATCTACCAACGTGTTGATAGTTTTATATGTTTTAGCAGCTTGCTGCTCTCTAAGGATGCCGCCATCCCATACCCAATTTTTTCCTTCCATAATGCCTTCAACGAAAGCATCAGGAGCAGAAGGATCAGCAACAATGTCAGCAGCAGTTGAAAGCATAAAATCATCACCTACGATGTTTACACCTTCTCTTGTCTGCTTCAATGATCCGATTCCTCTTGAAGAAACACCAAGTTTAACTCCCTCACCAATGAGAGACTCTGCAATCTTACCCATAGGAGTTGAAAGGATTTTTGCTTTACCAATAAAATTGGTGCCACTTTCCTTGAGCGAAACAATCTTGTGACTGACGCGATCCAGATTAACAGTTGGGCCATCTGGATGTCCGAGTTCTCCAAGAGCCCTCCCAGCAGCAACATGATTCTCTGTGTATCTCTGGACTTCTTTTCTCAAAGTCTCCATGGGATACATACGACCATTTCTGTTCTTGAGATCTCCCTGTAGGAAGATACCCTCAATGAACATATTCTTTTTACCGTTGCGTTCTTCAACGATAAAATCAACTGTTTCGATTTCTTCTCTAATGAGTTTCATTGGTTTTTTCAGGAAACTTGTACTTGTTGGATATATGCTTTGCCAGATCCAGTCTCTGCTTTAACAGCGACTTTGATTGACTTTCTCAATTGAGTCCAGTTATTAGGATCAAATGTATCTGTTACCGAGGATGAATTGTAATCGATCACAATTCTCGTATTGTAAAATCCAGCAGAACCATTTGTTTGGTCAATAGATGATACAATTTTATGAGCAAAATTAAAGTTAGATTGTCCAGCGGTCAATGTAACCGCATCACCTACGGCAAAAGGAGAACCTGTTCCCTCTGGGAAATCAATTGTAGTTGTAGTACCAGTGAGAATTCCAACAACTCTTTGTGCTGCTGGGAAACCAATAGCAATCTCTTCAGCACCACCAGAGGGAGTAACATAAAAGTTCTCATTCGTCGCAACTGGGTTAGTTCCAATTGCGACGTAGCATCCAACAGTTTCCGCTACAACTCTGATATTCTCAACCTGTTGCGAAATAGCAGAAGATTGTGCAGATGATGTAGATGTCGCAATTACTGTGTTAATGCCTACTGGTTTGATGGCCATTATCTTAAATTACAATAAGTCCTAAACAATATTTATTATACTTCTTCCTCTGGGTTATCATCCACTTCAATCTCTACTGGATTATCAAAGATAGATGATGCCACTTGAGGACGAATATTTGTAATTCTGTCTGCCGATTTAGCAAACAAAATATCTTTAATTTTGTCACTAACTTGAGTCGGAGACTCATCAGCAACAAGCAAATCCATTAATTCTTCCATTTTGTATAAAATACTTGTGTGTTGTTATTTAGATTTCACCACCTTTTGGTGGTTTAATCTCAGGTGTTGTTGGCATTGGAGGTGCTGCCATAGCATCAGCGGAAGCACCAGGTTCTGGTGGTAAAGGTTCACCAGTGACAGGATTGATTCCCATCTCCTCTGGATCAGGAATCATTCCAGAATCAATTTCCTCTTCAATCAACTTATCCTGCTCTTCAATTTCTTGATCAGACTGACGTAGAACATTTCTTCTGATATAATCATTAGAAAAATACTTACCAATATATGGTTCGTACAGTTGAGCAAGGTTGATTCTTTCTGTTGATAGTTCTGTCTCTTTTAATTCAGCAAAGTGGTTGTCATATAGGAAATCATATTGAATATGATCTGCCATAGTTTCCCAATCTTCGGGAGTGACAATGTTCTTCAGAATTAGTTGAGTTTTCAACATGTCGTTAAACATGTCCGAGAATCTCTTTCTCAACCTGCCAACAAATTTAGAAAACTTAACCTCATCTCTTAAAATTTCAGATGAACGACCCATTGAAAAACCAGTATCACCTTGGATACGACTTTCGGGAACGTTTAGTGCTCTATAAAGTTTCTTCTGGAAGTAGTTAATATCAGTAATCTCACCAAGATTCTGACCACCAGGAAGTGTAGTGATTTCAGTTCCTCTGCCACCTTCTCTTCTAGGTAACCAGAAATCTTCCATCATAGACATAAACTTTTTATCATCTCTGACTTCACCAGTATTAGCATCATAGACAAGCTTGTTTCTATAACGCATCATAACGTCACGCAGATACTGTTCTGCCTTTTGCTTTGGAAGATTACCAACATCAATGTAGAAGATTCTACGTTCTGGTGCTCTTGATAAACGATAAATGACGAGAGAATCCTCAATCATCATTAACTGATTGAGTGGTTTGATTGACTTATGCAACCAAGACAATGTAGTTCCTTTATTTCTATCTACCAAACCAGAAGTACAATAGGTGACAGAATCGCGTGTCATTCTGACGCCTTTGGTACTTTGATTGACAGCACCATATCCACCAGTAGATGCTGAACTTCCTGGATTATAAACGAAAAACTCTTCAATCTCTGGGAAATTAAAGGTAGCAGGATTGTCTCTATCTAGATTATTTCTTAAATTCTGGACACCATACTTACCTTTTTTCTTCAACTGACGAACATAACGCATTTTGGATGAGTCAATATATCTTAACTCCTGAATACCATTTTGTGGATTCTTCTGGTCAATAACTTTATTATAGTAAAGTCTTCCATCAATATACCAATTGCGGAAGATTTCGTGTGCCTTTTTATCAAAATCAAGCAGTTCTAGGATATATCTAAATTCATCTCTTACTTTCTTTTTGATACCATCACTAGCTTTTAGATTAGACAGTTCAATTGAAATAGGACTGTCATTAGTGTCTGATACAATTGCTTCATTAACAACATCTTCAATCGCACTATCGCACTCTGGATATAATGCCATCGAGCGATATCGTCTAATTAAATCATTCTCATTCTTATATTTTCCTTCGATATCAACGTATGAACCATAAAAACCCGACGAGACGTAGTGCTCAGATCCATCTTGGTTAGAAGGTGGAATCGGAGATACTACTCCCGGCGGGTTCTTATCGTTATCTTCAATTGAGAATCCAAATAATCTCGCCATTATTAATAAGACTAGAAACGTTCGTTCTAGTTATTTATCACTGAATCAGTACCTGACCTCTAGCGCCTCTGTTTCTGTTCAGGGCGTTACCGATTGTGAAGTACTGAACCTGGAAGGTAACAGTAAATTCTTCAATCTGATCGGTGTTGTCATAGGACAGTTCGATAGCAGAAACTTCAGTTGGGAAGACATCAAAGAACTTGTAGTTTCTAAGTGTGGAAGATCTTCCACCTCTTCTGTTTCTCGTTGATTCGGCAACTCTACCTCTACCCAGTTGAGTGACATAAGCGTCAGTCATATAGGATGATGGATTGGTAACACCAGTCGCATCATTCAACTTACTCATGACGTTCATCCACTGCTCGAAAGCAGTTCTGAGTTGGAAGTCCTCATCATTGATGATGGTGACGGTCCAGGTATCGAAGGTTCTGTCTCCAGCAACCTTCAAGATTCTACCTCTGAAAGGAACGGGTACTTCAGCAATGGTGGAAGCAGGCAATTGAGCCGCTTTCGCCAAGAATTTAAAGGTTCCGTTTTCTCTTTTTCCACCATTTCTCCAAACTCTTCTACCAAGAGCAGCGGGGAATGATGGAATATTAACTTCAAATAGATTGGGGCGAGCGCCACCGCCCGCCAATCTGTTTTTGAATTGTGATAAGGTTCTAGTTTGTGGCATTGGTTTTTCCTCTTAAAAGTTTGATATTAGTAGATTAGGCTGCTGTGCCAACTACTTCATCAAATGAGATTCCAGACCTGGTTGCGACGAACGTCAGAGTGATGTAGTTAATGGATCTCGCAGGTGAGATGAAGATGTCCGCTCTGAATTCGTTGTTATCAACGACAGCAGGCGTGTTGTTAGTTTCATCACAAACAACTGTGAACTCTTCAATTCCTCTTTGTGCCTGAATATCTCTCAGGTAAGGAATGACAATGTTGACGAAGTTCTCTCTTGTTTCCTCATCGTTAAGTTCAAAGAGTTGATCATTTGCTGCTTCTTCAAGTGCTTGCTCGACTGTGAGGAACAGGCGGCGAACGTTGATTCTATCAAAGGCAGAACTGTAACTGAGACCAGTCTTGTCGCCAAATAGGATGACTCCTTGACCGTTCTGATTGATTACAGGGTTGATTCTATTACCATAAAGCACATCTCTCTGTGCCTTATTGGGATTGTATGCCAGTTTGACAGCATTGTTAATGTTGCCTCTTTGCTGACCAGCAGGTGAGAACCAAGGGAATGATTCAATGCTAGTTCTAACCATCAGACCCGCAATGTCACCATTCAAAGGAACATAACGGAACTCATTGTTGAATCTGTCATATGTATACTTATATCCACTATCAAATACCGCGTAGGACGAGGAAGTGATAGGTGAGTAATACTTGACCAGATTGTTAGTCTGTGTAGTTGTATTTGTTTCTCCAACAACATTTGCTCTGTGTGGAGAAATGACTGCCATACAGTCTTTTCTTAATTCAGCGATAGAGATAAGAAGATTTGCCTTCGCTTGAGACTGAAGTTCGGTTGAACCTCCAGGACCCATCAGCAGATAATCAACTGAGATTTCGTCTCTATTGGAGAAAAGGTTGTATGAGGTGTTAAGATCACCCAAGGTTCCCGCCATTCCACCACTAGCACCATAATCGGCACCACCAAGCAAATTGTAACCAACGTTACCAATTGCGGAGAACTGAACATCTCTTGCCTCTTGACCCCACAGACCATCACCTCTAGTTACCGGGGAGAAGTCAGTTGAGAATCCAGTTGCGACAGGAGTAGTTCCGTGGAAGGTATCTGCTGCCTGCGAGGGGTTATATCCAGGGAAGATCCAATTTGAATTAATTGCCAGATAGTTCTTATAGTAGTTCTTAAGAGGTGCATCTCCATCTGCTTCGGAGTCAAGTGCCTTCGACAAGAAAGTCCACGACTCAAGAAGATTACCAGCAATGCCAGTTACAGAACCAGTATCATCTACGACCGCAACGTGAATTGCGTCACCACCACCACCTCTTGAAGAGGAGAAGTTTGAATCGACAGGTTTTGGAGCAATAGTTTTCCAGAAGATTGCGCTATTATTGATCTGCAGTTTCTGCTGATCATACCAGTCTGTGGCAGAAGTAGCCGAAGTAGTTCCTTCTGAACCACCAGCATTATTGCGAATTGTAAGAACGTCTGCTGCTTCAAATGATTGAGCAGGATTGTTCTCTTGATATGAGATTGAGAACTCCGTTCCAGCAGTATTAACTCTGGAAACTACTTTAACATCAATTGTGCTATTGCTGTTTGTAGCATCAGTTGAAACCCCAGTAATGATGCCCTTGAGCATTCCATTAAAGCTTGTTGTTGTTCCTGCGCCAGGGATTGCTACAGATGAAAGTACTGCAGTAACACCATATCCAACAGTTATACCAAGACCAGCAAGGCTGTTGGTGCTGACTCCAAGAACTTGGTCTGCTGCGTTATCAATAGTACAAACTTTTAGTTGGTTTGCCCATTGACCAGGATTTCTACCAGCGTAGTAGTAAGATGTGGCAGAAGTGTAGTTCTCTTGATAGTCATCGTAACTCTTGATCTTCAGTGAAGATGAAGAACCGATACCTACACCCGCGTTTGCGTTGACTAGGTTGCTTCCATCTGTTCTTACAACACTCAAAATACCACCGTAGTTGAGGTACTCAGATGCTGTCATCCAGTATTCGTATTGTCTGTCATTACTCTGAGGAGTACCGAAAACATCGATCAACTCCTGCTGAGTTGTAATAGCAGTAGCTTCATCAATAGGTCCCAGTCTAAATGGACCAGCAATCGCTCCGATATTATCGAGAACGTTTTCTGCTCTACCTACTGTAAGATCAATTTCCCTGACTAATACGCCCGGAGATAATTGAGGAGTCGCCATGTTTCTCTCCTTAATGTCTCAAATTTACTATTAATATTTAGAGTTTTGAGGAGTTTCAAGGACGTGAACAAGACGTGAACACTAGGATTTCCTACTTTTCTTTATTCTATCTATTGTACATTTTTTACATTCATATGAATATGATGATGAGACTTGACCTTTATCTTTTCTAGTTCGATAAAATTCTTCTAATAGATTCTTTGTTCCGCCACAAGTCCGACATTTTCTTTCATTTAGAAAGAGATGATTTATATCGAATTGAGCGTCTAAATCCATTATTTGTAATCCCACATATAACTCATGTCTCCGTATTCGTCGGTATGCCACCTGTCTCCGTCATCATCCACAAAAGAAGTATCATCGAGTCCATCGACAATGAAACCGAAGGGTGCCATGTCTTGCTCGATTTGAGTCTTTTGTTCCTCGTATAATCGTTTTCGGACATCTTGATCTGTTAATTCCTTAAAGTAATCTTGTGCTACTAACCAAGCATAGATGACGAGACACATAGCAAGGTCATCATTACATCCCTCTTCTGCCTCAAATGAGTTATGCTTTGAGATGAAAGTGGTCAATTCTGAAATGACTTCATAATCGCAGAAGGTAAACTTATTCTCCTCAATCATAGTCTTCAAATTGAGAGAACCAACCTTCTTTACGGTCTTGGACATCTTGACACCTAGTTGGGTCTTTTGACCAGAAAATCCTTGTCCAACAACTTGACCTGCTCTACCTCTCATAGAACACATCAACAGATTTTGATATTCTAGATCATACTGTAGAATACTCGCTACCTGATCTCCTACATCATTAACCTCACATAAGATGAACGCTTCATTATAACTTTTACATACTTCATAGATGACACTAGGAAATAGCATCGGTTTGATATTATTATCTCTATATTTTGCTACAAGTTTATGAGGAAATTCTGTAATGTCAATCACAGTAAAAGCAGAGAAGTCCCCTCCAACACCTCTTGCTACGTCAACTGTACAAACATAGTCGTGATCTTTTATCACTGGTTGATATACATCTAATCCAGCATTTCTTTTAATTGGATTTTCATAAATTAATGTTTTGAGTTTACTAGGAGCAATCAGTGTGTCAACAGAACCTAAAAACTCGCACTCAAACTCAATTTTAAATTGTTGTTCAGATGTGTTCTTGATGGTTTGCTCTTTCCATTTGTCATCCCTACCTGGAACTTCTGACCAATGAACATCGGTTGGAACATATTCACTTCGACCTTTCTCCGCATCATGCCACATACGGTAGAAATGATTCATACCATGTGGTGTGGATACAATAATTACTTTCGTGCTTTGACCGGAAGTAATAGTAGGATAAACAGAGGCAAAGAAGGCATCCGCGATATGGTTTGGAACGAAAGCGAACTCATCGAGGAATAGGATATTGAACGACATGCCTCGGACAGCACTTGCAGATGTAGAAGCTGCCAGAATCTTTGATCCATTTTCTAACTCCAGAGAACCTTTGTTCCAAGATAGAATACCTTGCTGCATCCACTTGGGCAAGTTCTCATATGCAATTTGTAACCTACTTAAAAGTTCCCTGGCAGTCGATGCTTTGTTTGCTAGAATACCAATGTTTACACTATCATTGAAAACAGCATAGTGTAGAAGGAAAGATACCACAGTC